CGCGTCTACGTTAAATCTGAAATTTATCGGCACGTCAGCAGATGTGGATTTCGCGTAGGAGCGCGATTTTCAGTCCGGTTTTGAGTACCTGTCGCGCTCAAAAACGTTTTTACACAGCCTCGGTCGATTACTGCCCTTCGCGACGGACAAGAATCGATGACAACGAAATGACTTTTCGGCGTCAAAGCCTGGGATGCCCCATAGAAACGAAGTAAGGCCTTTTAAATCAATGCCTTGAACCTGTAATCAGCCACCAAAAACACCCACTTTTGTGACTTTTCTGAACCCAATAAACATTGGTCCAAACGGTTGCGTTTTGGGGAAGAACTATCGGCATCTTTTCACCCTCTCCGGCGTCCTGCCGAAAGAACACTAATCCAAAATCCTACTGCTCGTCGCCCTGCCCTCGCTCAATCAATCCGCCTAGATTACTGTATATACAACCAGCACTAATAAGGCATGACCGTGACCATCCTCGACATCGAAGACACCAGCGACTGGCTTGGATGTCCGACCGAACTGGAAACCATCACCCATTACAATCGGATTCTGGAAAACGAAGTCCAGGAACTGAATCTGCAACTGCGCACCGCCCGGGAAAACATTTTCGGCTTGGTGAAAATGTACGACGAAGCCTCAGCGCAACGTGACGAAGCAATGAGCAATCTTCGGGAACGGTCCGGGCAGCTCGCAATCGTCCGCAAGGAGTTGTACGACCTCGATATCATAGCTAGGGGTAACAAGCGGGAAGCAGACCGGCTGCGCGGGATACTGGACGGCCTCACCCCTCACCCGAAAACGATCATCTAAGCTCAGTATTCAGCCTGAGGGTTTAGTCATGTGCGGACGACTCTCCCAGTACCGAGGTATCCACGACTTCGTGGCTGCGCTAAGCATGCCCAATGCCTTGGCCAACACTACCGGTGATCAGCCATTTGAGCGCTACAACGCTGCCCCAACAACACAGCTCGCCCTCTTCCACCTGGAAGAAAATGTGCTGCACGCCGACATGGTGCGCTGGGGATGGCGACCTCACTGGGCCAAAGACCGCGCAGCACCGATCAACGCCCGGGTGGAGAAAGTCGCCCACGGCCCCTTCTTCCGCGCGATCTGGCCACACCGGGCTATCATCGCCATCGACAACTGGTTTGAATGGGTGGATGAAGGCGGGCCGAAGAAGCAGCCCTACCTGATACGTCGAAAAGAACAGACACCGATCCTGTGCGCAGCTATCGGCCAATACCCCAACGCCGAACATCCGCCGGGTGAGCATGACGGCTTCGTCATCATCACAGCCGACAGCGCGGGGGGCATGGTGGATATTCACGACCGGCGGCCGGTGACGCTCTCACCAGAACTCGCCCGCGAATGGTTGGACCAGGCAACACCCAAAGAGCGCGCCGAACAGATAGTGCTGCTTCAGGGTGAACCGACCGAAGCTTTCGAGTGGTTCAAGGTAGACCGGGCCGTGGGGAATGTGCGAAATCAGGGTTCCGGAATCATAAGTCCATCTGAATAGGATACGCTGCAACCAGCAAAATCTATAGCCCGATAATTAATAAGGAGCAAAACCATGGACATCTACAACATTACAGAAACAGATACAGGATTCAACATAGAGGGTATCCCAGATGCCGTCGCCATTGTAAAAACGGGCGGCAGAATCGCGCAAAGAATTTCTGATCTATCTCTTCATAAAATAGATTTATGCTTCGCATTAGATTGCGTAGATCTACTAGAAAATCATGATGAAAACCCAACACTATCACAAGCCCTATGGAATTCTGCAATAACTAGCTTCTGCAAGTGCTATGGACGAGGCATCAGGTCTCCTCTATCGGAAAAACACACACTTAAAAACAAACCAGCCGAAGCATTAGAAGCCTTTAGATACTTTAAACACTTACGAAACAAACACTTAATTCATGATGAAAACTCCTACAGCCAGTCTTTGCCGGGGGCAGCAATAAACAACGGATCAAAACCATACAAGATTGAGAAAATAATTTGCTTTAGCGCAAGAAGTGTAACAAACGTAAAAGAAAGCAAATTAAACCTCAGACTCCTTATAACAGACTCATTATATTGGGTAATATCTGAATTCGACAAACTTTGCGACCAGTTAACTACCGAGCTAGAAAAAGAAAATTATGAATCTTTGTCCGAAAGGCAAGTTATGCATTATGAGACCCCAAAACTAACAGAGATAAGCCAGCCTCGGGATCAACATTGATCTCACACAAAAAAAATCAAAGCCCCAAGATTTCTAATGACGGCGCTAGACAATTGCAACTTTAATTAATTATTTGAAACTTCACGCACGTATGCCTGGCACGCCGCAAGCGCTATCAATCCCTGGTCGCCGTCGTCGGTGATCCCAATAATTCGTTGAGCATGCGCTGGGTCAAGTCGGGCGCGCGTTCCTCCATGAACCACGCCGCCGGCGCCGGTAGCGGCTGGCACTGCGCAACCACCGGCTGAATCCGCTGCGTCGAGAAAGACTGACAGCCGCAAATCAGAAGTGGCAAGGCGATCGCGCAGGCGAGCCTGATTGATTTGAGCATCACGCAGCTCAATCTCCTTAAGACAGCCGGTAATTCGAGTGAGGACCTGATATGCGCAGAGGGCGTACACAGTAGCGACATTAATACCTTCGTCGCCTCTCAGATCATCCCAAGAGCACAGACCATTGCTAGAAGCGAGGTAGCGGAAAAAGACGCGCTTTGGCTGCTGCATTAAGCCTAAGCATCAGAACATTCACATAATTGTAAATTTTTGCAATCCTACTTGTGAAAGACAAATTACAGACTACCCTAGCGTTGAAACATTGCTAGACATCACAAAAAAACTCAACGGAGTGAGGGATTAATTATGACTTTCGGAACAAATCATCACGTTTACGTATCCAATAACTTTGGCGAAAACGTTTATGTATTGGCATGTGAAAATCCATACTGGGCTATTGCCGATTTTGCATTTGACATTGGAATGATAGTTACAGGATTTTACGAAATAAAAGCTGGAATAGAGTTCGCAGAGCTACCGAGTGAAATCAACACACTATCCGACCTTTATAAGTTACTAACTGTTTGCGGAAAGATCGTCAGCGGTACACTGTCGGCTGGTTCGCGCCAAGTTGAAGCGGCCCAAACAGTTATCGATCAAATAAAGAAAAATGGCGCTCCTGTATCTCCAAACGACCACATTGACGCCAGCAGCCAAGGTGTACTTGGGATGTTTCTTTCCCCCAGCGGTATCGCGGGAATCTTCGGGGCGTCAACTATCACACTCGTAATCATGAAGGAGGACGGCAAAGGAACTGCAATGTTCAATACAAACCCTGACTACTCTTGGATATCCGAATCAGATGGAATCTGGAGGGCGAAATATGGACATCTCTGGGTTCACCAAGATGATTATCCAGCGTACCCTTGGTAATTCAAGTGAAGTGACAAACTAATTTAACTCACATGAAAGGTCCGTGGGAGTGAGGCATCTCTCTCCCACTTCCAACTCAACATTACAATCATCTGCTCCCGCTCAGACTATCCGCCGCCGACGTTTAACTAGTAACGTCTTCATTACCTTGAGCGATCTATTCTAATGGCGTCCTGCCGACCAAACGCAATCCCTATTCCCCAAGACCACCATAAGCCTTCTCGCACGTCACTCCCCTCCCCCGGCTTTGATCAGCATCTGCCGCCAGATCTCCCGCTCTTTCATCAGCGCGCTTGAACACGTCGGCAAGCACCAGGACCGCGCGGGAAGCTGCCGCGCTTGCGGCGGCAGTACAGGAATTACCGCTGCTTTGACTGGCTGCGAGTCGAGCGGCAAGCTTGTCGGCCGCTCCGCGCAGGCCGTCAGCAGCAGTGCGAGCAGCGGAAGCATCAGCCGTGGCCTGATCGATCGTACGTTGACCATCTTGGACCGCCTTATTGATAGACTGTTGATAGGACTGCTCCTTGGCGCGCCGGGCTGCTTCATTCTGAACCCGGGCCTCGGCGTCTTGCGTATCCCGATCGTTCCAGGCTGACTGCCAAGTTGCGTCTGTGACGGTCACGCCGTGGTGGTAGGCGCCATAAAGAATTGCAGCAATAGCCAGCGCGACCGCTACGTACATCACCACCTTAAATTGCCCTACCAATTCGCCCATGACTCCTCCCAGTTCGGCAGATCGACCGTCTGACCGGCCAGCTCGTGCGTACAGTCGCCGAGGAACTTGATGCGCCCGTCGGTCACGAACGAGTGGCAGACACGATCACCATCAGCCCAGCGATAACGCACCAGCACCGAAGGCGTAAAGGTTGGCTTCCCGATATCTCCATTCCAGCTCCAGCGCGGCCCGGGGCCTGGGCCGTGCATGATCCGGTGCACCATTTCGCAGCCTGGGCACTCGAACCAGAGACTCCCCTCCTCGGTCGTCGCCAGCGCACGGGACAGTCTGCGAAAGGCTGTCATGCCAGAGCCCTGCGTACGCCTTCAGCCAGAACTGCTGCCGGATAGGCATACCCGGCGTTCTCGTGATGGATGATCGCTTTGACAAAGCCCCGGATCACCGCCGGCATGGTCAAATCGATCTCTGCGCCAGGCCGAGTTCCGGTATTCGCCTCGACAGCGCGCACATAAGCGTCGGTGTCGTTCTCTACCGAAGGTGCCCACCGGCTGATAATCGCCTTCACCGTCGTCAGTCCGTGCTTACGCTGGTACGTCAGCAACAACTTGCCCAACGCCCGGATACCATTCTCGGGCGTGTCGAAGCGGGCGAATCGTTTCTCGATGTCGGGATCTGGCTTGAGCTGGCCCTGCCACTGGTTGGCTGGGTTGTAGTCTATGTTTCCGGGGTTGCAGTTGCGGACCCCGCGAGTCTCGGTTGTGGGCATCACTTTTCTCCAGGCAAAAAAATACCCGCTCAATGGCGGGCCGACGAATAGCTGAACGATTACAGTTTTTGCTCAACTTCACCCAGGCGTCCTTCAAGCTCTGAGTTTTTTGACGACAGCGCCTGAACCGCGCCTACCAAATAGGAGATGAGCCCGAGCGAGTCGAGCGACAGGATTGAGGTGATATCGTCCTTGGTTTCGCCCTCAATAATTTCACCAGTCACCAGCGCCGCATCGGCGGCCATGACATCTTGGGCGATAAAGCCGCGCTTGAGGTCGGAACGAGACACAGGACCACGCTCTGAAAAACGATACGTCACCGGCCTTAGCGATTCGATAAGGGCAAGATCGCCAGAGGTATCTCGCACATAATTAATATCTTCCTTGATTCGTGCATCTGATGCGGTGTACTGGATCGTGCCTGTGTTGGACCCGTCCACCCAAACTTGCATCCCGGACCCACCCCAAAAGAAGTTCCACTGGTTTGAGCCCGCAGTGGTGCCATTGCTTGAACGATATCCTGGCGGGAAAAACACCGAACTCGAGATAAAATATCCGGCAGTGCTTGAGAGCATCGCGATGCCATTAAGCCGAAGACTTACGACGTTAGCCGCGCTACCTGTCTGTACGGCTCCAGTTATCCTGGAGTCATTTCCTGCCGCAACGGTACCCGCCGCAGTGCCAACCTCAAGCCCTAACGCCGCTCTCGCGGTTGCTTGCGTATTCCCCCCCGTTCCTCCCTGTGCAACGCTGAGCGCTGTAGTTAGACCGATCAATGAAGTGATGTCGTTGTTTGCCCCAAGCTTTGCAGCGCCCAACGTGGCGCGGGCGGCGGGAGCATCAGCATCATTCAATAGACCTTGAATGAACACCGAGAGATCAGTGATACCGGTGCCGCCTTTGCTCGGAGGCAAGATGTCGTAGTTGCCGGTGGTGCCGAGCGCGGCGAGCTTTGGCCCAAATTGATTGTTCAGGTTGTTGAAGGCATCAGACAGCGCTTTGTCGTAGCCCTGCACCGGCATGATCGAATAGGCAGCGCCGGAGGCGGTTGCCCCTTGGTACGCCGGCAGGATCGACAGCACCGTAGCGCTGGCAACGTTGCTCACTTCGTAGTTGCGACCATCGGGGCCGATAAATGAATCACCAATTCGGGCATTGGCCGCGAAATCGGCATTGGTACCCGTCACTGCGGTCGATCCCGCGGTGACGGCGACGGTACCCGTTCTAAGCCAGGGCATAGCGTTGTCCTTATTTGAGCCAATAAAAAACCCGCCATAAGCGGGTTAATTTGAATGAAATGATCAGTTGAAAGGGAGCGGCAGGCCGGCAGTCGTGATGACCAAAGCCAATGGGTAGCGGTCAGTCGGGATGTTTTCGAATGAGCAAGGAACGGCTTGCCCGGCTACGGACGGATAAGCTTGAGTGGTGCCGCCCGCAGCGCCAAACATAAATGAAATGCCGCCAACCCGACCGTAGGCACCTTCGGCGCCGCTGTACTGAGTGAACGCAAAGGTATTACCGCTGAACAGGTCATTTATTCTGCAACCCCTCGACCATGGGAGAAAGGCGGCGTACTCAATGCCAGACCCTATCGATATGTCCACTCGGGAATCAGTCTTCGTCACTTCTTGGCCAGCCGCCAACTGCCGCTGAACGTTGTAACCACCGGTATAGGCCGTGACGTATCGATTGAAGCGATCGAGCGACCCAGGACCTGGAGCTTGAATAGTGCCAACAACGTTCAAGGGAGGTTGCAAGGAGTTGAAAGTAATCCTTCCGGCCGGGTCATACGTCTTAAGAAAGGTGGTTCCGGCCATATTGTCAGCCATCAAATCGAAGCAATAAAACTTGGTGCTTGCGTCGGCATTAGCATAGAAAAACGTCATCGTACCGCCAGATACGGAAGTGCCTTGAAGGCACCCAGTTCCAACGATAAAAACGATTGGAGAGATCGGGTTGGTGATTGTGAAGCCGTGCATTGAGTCGGCGAAGGCGGTGCTTGCAGTGGCGGCAGTCGTGGTCCAGTTTGCCCCATCATTTGGGTCGAGCTGCGCTGACCTCAACGTCTTTCGAGTCCATGAGTTTATGTAAGCCATGTTGCCGCTCTTCACCAGCCCGTAACAAATGAGACTGGTGTCGAACAGAATCTGGCCATTATCTTTAAAGGCTTGAAGGGATGCCATTCAGTAATATCCATAATAGATCCGGCATCTGGCCGAGAAGTAGCCCCAACCTGCTGTCGAGTAGGAGTAAGCCCAAGACATCACACCAGGTGACAGCGTGACGCCTGGCTTCTTCCCTCTTTCGAGCTGCAAATCCACCAGCGGCACGACGATGTAGAACTGAGTCTTACCTGAAGGAGGCGCCGGGATAGCCGCGGAGCCGTTGGCCCCGCCGGTATCAGCGAAGCCCTGCATCTGGCTGATATTCATCGTCATATCAACCAAAATGCGCCCAGCCGCGTCATAGGTGGTTAGCCCCGTCATACGCTTAGGTTGATCGCGAGGTTTCCGTTCGGGTGATACAACTTCACAGAACTGTTGTTGATCGCTATCCGGGCCTGGCCCGCACCTTGTCCGTTCATTTCAAATCCCCCGTTCTTGAAAATGGCCCAGCCGGTTTGGCCCATTTGATAGTTCGTTGAGCAGATGTAATCGCCGATCTTGGCGTTAGTGATCGTGCCGTCCTGGATAAACGCCTCGCGAATGAACGTCTGCCCGTTCGACACCGCGAAGGGTGACCTGGGAACGCCATCGATCAGATTCAGCAACATGAAGGTGTCTGCGCGCACGACGAACTGCGAAGAGACGCCCGAGGGGTCAACCTGCAACCCAAGCCCGAAAGAGGCGGCGTACTTCTGACCTCCGGCCGTGGTTTCCATTTTCACGGACCAAAGCGTCGAGAGCTTGTCATTGGTGTCTGCCAGCGCGCTGGTGGTTTGCTGTACGGCTGCAGTGTTTTGGCCAACCGACACGCTCAACTGATCGGTCTTCGTTGCCATGGCTGACTGGTTGGTGGCTACCACCTGTGTCAACTCGGTGATGTTCGCCGCGTTCTGGCCAATTTTCGCGTCATATGTCGTGAGGAGCTGGGCGGTTGCCTCGGTATCAGAGGCGCGCACCTTCGATTCCGTGGCGATTGCCGCCGTGCTGGCCCATGCTTTAAGGGCATCGACTTTCGCGCCGTTTCCGTCGCCAGCATCACGATACGATGCCCGCAACGCCTGGAACGCGGTCGCCGTTGCGGTGACCGCGCCGTCGAGTTCGTCGATATCAGTGGTGTTGGTCGCCACCTGCTGCGCCAGGCCATTGGCCGTTTCGACGGACTGGCCGACGTTCAGCCAGTAAGTGGCGTTCGGCGGCGGAGTGTTGATCGGAACCGGACCTTTAGCCTGATAGAGCAGTTGGCCAGAACGCACAATCGCGTTCTTGATGTAGGTCTTGGTCGGGTCGTAGCTTTCGTCCAGCGCGTCGATTTGGTCCTGAAGGCCTGGGATTTTCTCGATATCGCCCAGCAGATCCTGCCCGAGCTCCGTCTCGGAAATCTTTCCGGCCAGCATGTCGAGAATGTCGGCAGCGTTCGAACTAGATTGCCCCATGACACCCACCCCAACCGGGTACCACGGCCCAATGTTTCCGATTCTGTCTACCAGTCGAGCCCAGAAGAAGAACGTCACACCTGCGGCCAAGCCCTGCATCGAAAAGTCGCTTTGTGGATACGCCAAGTCAGTCAACTTTGTCGCCGCCGGCAGACTGGTTGTTGGCCCGTACCAGATCTCAGTGCGTTGGGTATCCTCGGCGCCGGCAGGGAACCCCCACTTCAGATAGATGCCGAACAGCAGCGGCGTGGCCGTCAAAAACGACACCGCCGGCGGCAAACCTTCTTTGCCTTTCAGGTTGGTCAGCATCGAGCTGCGCCAGGACGACGAGATATCGAAGGCGCTCACCGCGCGGACGCGAGCCAAGTAGGCGCCGGCGTAAATACCCACCACATCGACGCCGGTGGTGCCGACGCGTTGCACCTTGATCCAGTTGCCACTGTCCTTGCGCCACTCCACGTCATAACCGACGGCGCCATTAACCGCAGGCCAGGTGATGGTCATCGTGGACACTGCAATGCCTTGGGACACAACCGAGCTCGAAGTGACCGTCACGCTCGCCGGGGCCGGAACCACAGTGATCGGAATCACGCTGATCGGACGCTCTTCCAGGCGAGCGCCGGTGTCGATATTGGCAAACTTGCCTGGCTCGTACTGGAGCGCGCTGATTTCAAAGTCGCCCTCTGTAGTGCGCTTCGTGCTTAGCACGCGATACAGCGGGATCGCCAAGTCATCTGCGTCCAACGCCCACTGCAATTGCGGCAATGGCGTCTCGCTGTAGTTGGTGGTCACGGTAACGGCGCGGCCGCTGACGCTCTGGACGGTCCGCCCCTTGGCACGCCCACCAGGCAGGTTGATGATCAACAGATCTCCAGCCTTGGCTTGGGTGTCACGATCAAGCCTCACGACCCGGCCAGCCGCCGAAGAAATACGGCCGCCCACTTGACGGCCGGCCAGCAGCGAATCTGCAACCGGGATAATGTGGCCAGGAAGTGGAATCACCCCTTCCATGCCGGTCTTGAACGCGATGGTCCGGTCCTGATTGTTGCTCAGGATCGCCCACTTACCGCGGCGCTGGGCCTCTGATGCGCGAGTGCAGCCAATGGCACTGAGCTCGGTCGGTTTATCGCCGAAACGGCGCTGCAAGGCCAGATCAGCGAACGGAATGACGTCAGTGTCGTAGTTGTTCGCCGGGTTGTCGTAACTGACCAGGGCCCGGGTGTAGCGGGTCTTGGCTGAGGCGCTGCCATATGAGAACTTACCGTCGACCACGTTTGCCCGGGTGAATACATAGTCGAAGTCCTGCGCGCGCGGCATGTCGGCCTGCATCACCAGTTGTCCCTGAGCCCAGTACGTCATGCCCCGGTAAATGCCGGCGATATCGCGCAACAGCGACCAGGCATCTGGCCGGCCTTGCAAGTTCATATCGCACAGGAAGCGTGGCTCAGTACCGCCCACCCCATTCGGCACCAGTTGGTCGCAGTACTGCGCTATCCGGTAAAGCTCCCACTTGTCGACCATGAACGGCTTGATTCGCTTGCCCAAGCCGAAGCGGTCTTCAGTGCACACACCGAACGTGATCCATGCCGGGTTATTGGTCCATGCCTGCTTCATGGTGCCGTCCCAAGTGCCAATGTAGGTTCGGGCAACAGGGTCGTAGTTGCTCGGCACCTGCCATTTACGGCCTTTGCACTTCACCGTTACGGCCGGGATATTGCTGAACTGCTCGGCATCAAACTCGATGTAGAGCAATGCGGTATTGGGGTAGCGAAGCTTTGCGTCGATTACCTCCGTGTAACCGGCCACCAACATGGTGTCGGCAATCTTGTTGGTGTTCTGGTTCGGAGTAATCCGACGAACACGGATCTGCCAGCCAGTGGTGGCCACCGGCAGGTCAACACGACGCGAGCGCTCGTACCGGGTAGTGGTCTTCCCGTCCACGGCTTCAGTCAGGGCTTGTTGGTAAGAGCCACCGTCGGTGGATACGTCAATGGCATACTCGATGCGGTACCCGCCAACGTTGCCGCTATCGTCTTGCCGCTGAAGCGCTGGCCATGCCAAGCGAACACGCACGGCTGAAAGCTGGGTATTGGTGATCGATCTAATCCACGGAGAGTCGCTACGAAGTTCGATGTTCAGCGTGGTTTCGTTCTCGACCGACGGGATACCGGGGATATAGGTCTGATCAACCGAGCCCGGGCGCCAGTCCCACTTCACGTTAGGGAAGTTGAAATTATCGCTGGCATCCTTGATCGGCGTGTTGTCGAGATAGATGTCGTAATCGGTCGGAGTGCCGTCGAATTCGCCCTCGCCAACGGCGATCAGGAGTTTTGCAAGGTTGGTCGAGCGCAGGCTATCGCTGGCTTCGGTCGGCGACTTTGGCATGCTGCTGCCGCCTTTCTCGCCATGGATATCGATCTTCGGTGCTGCACCCATACTTTCCTCCAAGCGAAAAAAAACCGCCTCATGGGCGGCCTACTTGCTGCGTTCTGGTTACGTTTTGTCTTCGGCGTAGATCGATGCAGAGATAATCATGCCGCCCCACCGGCGGTCACCGATGCAGATCGGGACCGGGTTGCCGCTGGCTGTGGTGTTCTTGGCACTGCCGAAGGCGTAGGACGGCATGTTCTCGGGGGATGCGCTCTGCTTCAGGCCGGAGGCTTGAGGGCTGAGCATTTGCATCACGCCGCCGGCAACCATCGCGATACCTACAGGTGCTAACCCCTGAAAGCCCGGGATGAATGATGCGGCAATCAGCACGGCGCCGATGATTGTCTGAAGCAGCCCTGCGCGCTTACTGCCAGAAATAGCCGGGACGATTCGAATTTCTTGAGCGCCACCCAGAGCGAAATCTTTCTCGGAGATGTTCCTGCGGTTGCGGAATATCGCAAAACGCATGCCGCGTCGCTCAAGGTCTTTGATCGCAGTCTCAAATCCATCGAGCGTGCATTTCAGTGCCTTGAAAGCTTCTCCGACAGATTTACTACCCAACTCACGGAAATGCTCTCTACCAAACAGCTTGATCAACGGTCCAGATAACAAAATGGTTGTCATCAACTTGCCGGGGCTCGTCATCGTTGTCACGGTTTTCTCCTGCCGAAAAAAAAACCGCCTGAGTAGGCGGTTTGATTCATTGTTCTCAGAGACAGTCTTTGACTGCTTGCTCTATGTCGCTTCGACCATAGCCCGGCGACCACGCCATACGCTGGTAAAGCGTTACCGCGCTACCTCTAGGTGTTTTACGGATATTCAGCAGTTCGTCAGACATGTTGCTGTTGGCAACAAGCAATCGATACCCATTTTCGGTTTCAGACATTGACGAATCGCTACGAGCATTTTGCCACTTGGGAAATACGCACAGGGCATACCGATTTGGATCCTTCGAAGTAGAAGTGTTGATGCTTGGATCATTTTTCTCTAGATCACCTGGCGAAACACAGCCCGCCAGCATCGCTACGGCCACCGCCCCTATGAAAAACCTCATGCAATCCACTCCCCTGAATTACTGCAAAATTTCGTAAACATACCGGTTGTTTGATGGCTTAGGCTTTGTGTAGGAATCCTGCCAGTCCCGAGCATAGGAAGGGAAATTCTCAATCCTTTCGATTTGCCAGTTGCTTGATGTGTCTTTCCGCTCAAGCGTATAGCGATATTGCTCTCCAAGCTCTTTGGCCTCTCGATCTTTATCGTCAATCTCTGCTCCAGCTTCTGGTGGCGTGGAGTTTTTGATTACGGCCATAACCACCGACCTAGTATCAGACTCAATTTCAACCTTGGTAATTTTTCGGTCAAACGACAATAGATCGTCGATGCAAATTTGCCCGATAGGAAAGTCGCTCGAAACCAGAGATTTGAGTTTATCAATCGTGGGGCGTTTCAACTTCTCAAATTCATAGCAAGCCTCACGATCTAGAAGCATGCCTGCGTCTTTGACGGACCACCACGACTTAACCGTTGCATCGGGGGAATTGGCAGCGATCGTGACTCCTTCTGCCTGCTTCGTTGCGCTAACAAGTCCTTCTGGCCGCTTGCTTTCATCGAGACACCCGACTAAAGCCATAGACAAAACGGCCCCTACGATCAATTTCATTCAGGTCACTCCTGTGGAAATGCGGGCAAAGTAGATTACTCGATGGGCAGATGCAAAAAGCCCAGCGCTGGATAGGGATCAGCGATGCGCCTCATCTGGATCCGGTGGGCTTTGACTTCTCTGTCAGCAATGCCTCGATGACTCTGCCTGAAGCATCAAACCGCGCGGTAAACGCTTGACTTTTATAGCCGACCCCTAAAAAAGCCGACCTAACATAGACCCAGGTAACCATATCGTTTCCATTTCCGTCTTTGCTAAGCAGAGCTGGTGGCCCCAAGCGATTCAGGAGCTCTTCGCGAGTGGTAACCCCTTCAGTAATTTGATCGCGCTCCGCATGGGATATAGGCCGCCCGACTTTGGTGCAGGCCGACAAGACGCACACCAAAGCAAACACAAGAAACTGACGCATCAATTGCTTCCCCGTTGTTGAAGATAACCTCACATCATACCGGTAACGCTTGCCCTAGCCACTTCAACTGTCCACCCATCCAGCGTGGATGTAACGCCAGTAACGCCTCGCCACCCTCCGTAGTAGCCTCCTGCCTCCACGCAACGGATTTCCCAGTCCTTTGCCTGCAAGCCCATGGACTGGGATTGCGCCAATTTCGGCGCGGATATGACCTAGGAGGTCACACTTGGACAACAACCCGAAACTTATAGAAGCGCTTAACGGTGCCGTTCGAAAAGCAGATCAATCCATCAGGGCGACAGCAAACGGCCGACCAGACCCTCAGGCTCAAGCTGAGACGATCAATCAAATGGCGAAGGTGATAATGCAGCTTGATGCTGGAATTGTCGTGCTGGAGGAAAATCTCAAGAGTCAGAGCTGATCTTGTTGAGCTTCTCGGTGCTCAGCATCACCGCAGTGTCGATGCGCCGAGAAAGCTCTTCTTCTGAAAGCTTCGGCCAACTGATTACAGCGACTCCTTCAACGACTTTTTCGCTCTCGGTGGCAAAAATTTGGACAAACACTTCCGAAACGACACGCTCACTCAGAATTCGTACTTGTTCAGCATTCATAGTTTCTCCCGCGGCTTTGCCGCATCATTTTGGATGTGCATATTTGTGCCTGAGGATCAGGCGTGTTCGGTCCAGCCAAGGGCCGCCGAAGACAATGATCTCGCTAGGGCGGCCGTATAGGTGGTGCAGCAGGAAAGGCCCGGGGCCGAAGGTTGCGGCATCTTCACCAGGCAGCGCCGGATCGGCGCCAAGGAATATCCCGGCGTGGTTCGGATGAACCGTTCGCCCTACTTCCATCACGACCATGTCGCCGCGCTGTGGCTGATCGACCCGGTAGAACCCGGCCGGCTCATAGTTGGCTTCGTACAAGCTGGCGCTTTCCGTGCTCTCCCACCAGCCGTCGGCGCGTTTAAATGCTTCGAACTCCAGCCCCCACTCGCGCTTGTACCAGTCAGCGCAGACTTGCCAGCAGTCCCATGCACCATGCACGAACGGACGCTTGAGCAGCGGCACTTCACCGGTAGGCATGACCGTGCGCAGATCGCCTTCGGGCCAACTGAGAATGTGCCAGGGCAAGGCCGTGGCCTCGCACATGGCCAGATCACGCGGCGACGGCCTGCTGGTTGCGTCCGGGTGCGAATGAAACACACCGATCACTTCGCCGATATCCTCGGCCGCCGCGTACTCCTCGGGATCAATCCGGAACTCTTCATTTGGCTCGCTGGCGATGTTCCGGCACGGGTAATACTGCTGCTTGCGGCCAATGCCCAGCAGCAGCCCGCAGCACTCTTTCGGGTACTCGGCTGCCGCATGAGCCTGTATCGCGCTCAAAATGTGTTTGTGCATGGTCAGCTCCGAGCTATCAAACTCACTGCAGGGAAGCCCCCGAAATTAAGCTCATTGCCAGCACCAAATCGGCACTCACAGCCAGTTGTAAGCAGCCCATTGCACTGATCTTTTTCAGGGTCGTCGGTTCGGTTTCCATTCATGTCGTAGTACGGCCCCATGAACTGGCAATTTGGACCTCTGTAACCACCCGTTAATGCCCAGTGGCAAAGCGTGGTCGCTTGTCGGCCGATTGATTCGCCGCCGACGTCGCCCGGACTGGCCAGCTCCCAACTGACCGTCTCCCCGTCCTCGTTCGTCTTCTGGTCGATGTACCAGACCTCAATCGTCTCTTGGGTTGGGTCGGCCGTCGGGTTGCCGCCCGGGAAGTTCTGTGCGTCCAGGTAGGTGCCAAGCGTGTGACGCATTGTCAGCTTGAACTCGAGCAGATCATCGAAGCCCAAGCACAGCGCAGTGAGGCGCCCGTTTACGTTGCCGACCGCAAGCGTGGGCCGTACCGCGGTGCCGTCGCCGTTCGCCTCGATGCCGTCGATTTGCATTGGCCAGGCGCCGTATTCGTTACCTTGGAACCAGATCGCCTTCGCGGGGAGCTGGTCGGCATCCTCGCCAGCGGTGATGAGCTCTGCCGGCGTGTGCGGAATGGCGTGCCCATGGAAGCGCAGCACATCAGCACCGTAATCCGAGCCGTCCAACTCAAAGAGCAAGACTTCGCTGCCAGGCTGAAGAACCTGGATGTCACTGATCAGCGGCATGATTGCCCCTTATGGTTGGAAAGCGCGGTCGAAAGTGGCCGTGAGTTTGAAGACGGTCCCGCCCATGGGGGTAGGAACCGGTTTTTTGCAGGTAAACAGGCCAAGCTCTCCCAGTGGAGTCGTCCAGAGAAACGCCTTGGCGCCGGCGTGCCGATCAAAGAACGCCATGATCTCCTGCACCTTGGTCTTGGGCCCCGTGTAGGAGATCGGATAGGAGTCCACTTTGTTGTTCGGACCGTCGCCAGATTCTTGCTTGTAGCCGTCGCCAAACTGCGCGGTTCGCACCCGATAGGTGATATCGGGCGCATCCCCGTTTTGTGTTGGCCAGGTGAAGCGCTCGATAGCCATCAGGCTCTCCCATTAACGTTTCGGAAACTGACGCCGCCGGCACGCCATGAATCGGCCACAGCTCTTTCGGCTGCCGCCTTCATTTGCGTTTGGAGGTTTTGCTGAAGCGCCTGCTGGTCGATCTGCATGCCTTCCGAACTTCGGTCCTGCGTGATCACGCTGACCGGAGCATTGATGCTGATTGACGAGCCGCCACCGCTGCTGCTGATCGCTGCAACGCCGGGCCCTGCACCGGAAGTCAGAGGTGTGACGCTGCCGCCGTTCGCGCCAGTCATGAGGAAGGACTTGCCGCCCTCGTTGTACAGCTCCGGCCCCAGCTCGTTGACTTCGTACAGGGAGTTCGGTGCGACTGGGCCGCCGGCCGCTCTGTAGCCTGAGAAGTCGACACCGGTATATCCGGCCTGCGACGCCCCGGCAGCCGACGAAGCAGCGCCGGCAGAGCCGGAAGCAAACCCGTTACTGCCACTGCCACCGGTGAAATAGCTGGTAGCCGCACCGACCAAACTTCCGAGCAATGCGGAACTGGCTTGCCGGGTGGCAATGCGCGCCATGTCCGCCAAGATCGATTTCGCAAAGTCACCGAACGACGCCTTCCCGGTCATGGCGAAGTTGACGATCGCGTCTTCCATCGAGCTGAAGGCGTTGGTGAACAGGCTTTTCGTCTGCCCAGCAACGTCCCGAGCCGAATCCAGGTAGTTGGCCCAGGCCGATGTCGCGCCTTTGGTCCAGTCACCTTGAGCCGCTTCGACGTCGGCATAGTTCTGCCGGATCTGGTCGGTGGCAGCCTTGTTCGCATCGGCGAGAGCCTGCGATTTCTGCTTGAACTCTTCCGGGTCCATGTTTCTGGACGGATCAGAGCGTTGATTTTCCAGCTCCAGGGACTGCTGAGCGAACCGGTCTTGCTGGCTGTTCAGCTCGCCGCTGAGTGCATTCTGCCGATCACCCTGCCCGACGCCGTTGACGGCGCGCTGACCGGCAAGCGCCAAAGCTTTCTGCTGCTGCCCGAGAGCTGCAACGTACTGGCTGACGGCGTACGCTTGCTTGTCGAGACGCCCTTTCTCGGCGGTGGCCAGCACCTCCTGCTGGCTGTCTGCGTCCTTCTGCGCCTTGATCATGGCTGTGCGTGCGTCGGCGATCTTCTGGTCCAGTTGAATGCGCTGCGCTGCCGTGGTGCTGGACTTGTTCTTCACGGATTCCAGCGCCGCGATCTCGGCCTCGTACGCTGCTGCAACTTCGTCCCGTTCGTTGCCGATCAGGCCTTCACGTTTTTGCGCGTACTCGGCCTGGGAGATGAGCCCGGCTTTCTGCGCCGCATCCAGTTGCTTCTGGGCATTGCTGTACTCGGCCAGAATGGCTGTGAGCTGGTTTTTTGCATCGTTGAAACCGGTGAGGTCGACGCTGCCAGCCGCTACGGCGGGATCCTTGTTCTTGTCCTTGATATTTTGGATCGTCTTCGCCACGTAATCGGGCTTTACGAGCGGACTATCCGGGTTCGCTTTGCGCAGGTCATCGACTGACCGCTGATAATCCTTGATCAGCTTGTTGCGCTTTTCAGCATTGGTGAGATTTGAATCGCTGATCGCCTTCAGCTTTATCTCAGCCTCAAGCCCTTCCTTCTGAATGCGAGTTTGATCACTGTCAAACTTCGCGTTGTCCTTCAGGGCCGCCTGCTTGTCTTGCAACAGGTTGAGCTCATCCTGCAGCGACTCCATTCGCTTTTTCGCATCACCATCCTCAAAACCTGTGCCCAGAGTTGATTGAAGATAGGCAAGCTTTTGGGTTATTTCGGTGATTCGCAGCAAGTCATCTTGGTCGCGACCGACGTTTTTCAAAGCGTCCAGCGTCTTCGCGGTTTCTTCTCGAATCGCGAGCCAAGCTTTTTCAACAAGGCTCAGGTTCTGAATAATCTCGCCAGCGCGACCCTTGACCGCTTCTGCATAACTGTCGGTCAACAGCTTCGACGCCCCGATCTCATCGCCCTGCTCCTTCAGAGCCACGATTTGCGCGTACACCGATGCGGTCAGGAAGTGGTACTGATCATTCAGCGACTTCGCAGCGGCGACCGGGTCATCAGCAATCTTGACGAACTCCGCTATCGTGGCATCGACGGACTTGCCGGTGGCCTTCTCCATCGCCAAGGCGGCTTCTGAAATCTCTACGAAACTCGCACTGGCGATCTTTCCATTTCCTGCCAGGTTCGCCAGGACATCAGCAGCCGCGCCGGTGGTGCCCACTGTGGCGCCGATCTGCCGCGCCATTTCGGCGAGTTCGCCAGCGTTGGTACCGGCGTAGTTGCCGGTGAGGATCAGCGACTTGTTGTACTCCTGAGCCTCCTTGCTGCCTTGGTAATAGGCGTTGGTGAGAACGGCAAGTGCGCCCGCGGCCAAGGCAATCGGTGCGGCAATTGCTGCAAATCCGATTGCAGCACTACCAGCACCAGCGCCCAACTGAGCCACCGCACGCACCCCGCTACCCCAGTCGCCCGAGGACAGAGCATTACCAAGCTGAACGACGTTTTCCTGCGCCTGGCGGGTGCCGAGTTTTAGCTTGTCGAACGCACTGGCTGCCTCCCCCATGCCGGCCCGGTCCTTGCCAATCTTGGCCAGGGCCTCGTTGTAGTGATCGGCATTGATTGCACCAACGCGGAAAGCCTCATGTGCGGCCTTTTCCTGCGCCTCCAACTTGGCCAGCTTCGCGGTCACTGGATCAATGCCATTGACCGTGCGCTTCAGCGCCTCAATCTGGCGGTTCTCGGCATCAATCAGCCGCTGTTTCTGCGCAAGCTCCTTGGCTTCAGCCTTCTCAATTCGGTCAAAAGATTTGCCGAGCCGTTCCTGATAAGCCTCCTGCTGCTCGATGGTGACCAGGCCGCCCTTGCGGGCACGCTCAAGCAAGCCTTCTGCCTGAACCAGTTGCTCGATGCTGCCGATGTTGCTGGACATCGCCTTTTCGAGCTGGCCGATGATGGCGATTTCACTGGTCGCGCTTGCGCCTGACTTGCGTCTTGCGTCGGCCTGACGCTGCGTGGCCTCAGTGGCCTTATCGATCTCCTGAGCAACTTCTTTCTCGGCCTGAACGATCTTCTTGCCGGTGCCGGCTAATTCGGCCCCGGTTTTGCCGAGATCGTCGATCGCCTTTTCAGCATCCACAGCCGAATCGACCAGCTTGTCTAAATCGTCGGCAGCTTTAACCGCCGACGACGAATTGACCTCGATGCCCAGGGACGCGAAGTTGGTACTCATTTACTGTCCCTCTGTTCCGCCATCACCTGTAGGGCTTCGGCTTCCATGATGCGGATATCCGGGAATATGTCGGTGATCTGTGCCCGGGTAAAACCGAGGAAGCCAGCGACATCGCGAATTGACGTGTAATCCAGACCGGTAGCGCCGCACGCGCCTGTACGCCACTGGGTGCTCAGCGCTTCGAAGAGAAGGAAGGCCTGCCAGTTGTCAGGCCAGATCTCCTCCTCATCGCCATAGTCCTCGGCAGAAAAGCCGAAGGCGTCCTGCCCCTTGAAACTCGGCTGATAGAGAGCGCATGCGGCGCGGGTCAGTTTCCCAGGCGCGCCTTGCTGAATGCCTCGGAGTAAGCCGCCAGCACTGCGCTTGGTGTGGCGCTTATCGAGCTGACCAGGATGCGGAGGTTTTCGTCGGAGAAGTCTTCGTCGACATCCCAGCCGGCAACGATTGCCTTGAGCTGTTCAACTTGAAGATCAATCAGCAGGGTCGTGAACTGCTCAAGTCCCACCTGTTCGGATTTCTCCCCAAGTGCCTTATGCCGCTCACCCCAGCCGGCGTAGAGGGTCGCCAACTCGGCCCGGTCGCGGTACTTGAACTCAAACCCCACCTTCACAGGATCGCCGCCGACCGTAGGAAGCATCACGTCAGCTTTGAAGGTGGGGTTCTGGATCAGTTTGAACTTAGCCATGAGCTCTCCTTACTTGGCGTAGCGGATGAATTTGGCGACCACGGCAAACACGGCAGTCACAGCCATGATGTTGTTCTTGGTCAGCGATGGAACGTTGTCGTACGAGGCGAAGGCGTTGTAAGCGATGACGCCGCCGGACGCGAGATTGATCCGGACCGCACGCGGCTTCTTGTCGTCATCGGCTTCCAGCAGCACTTCGTTGTGAGGAAGGGTCGGGTCGTCCGCCATGGTCAGCGTGAACGACAGCGCCGATTTGGACGTAGGGATCTGGTGTTCATCATCTTCTTCGAGGAAATAGTAAGTGACGTTTTGCTGCTCGCCGCCGGACTTACTCGAATCCGTAACCTGGCTGAGAGGCACCCACGCCAGAATTTTGCGAACCGAACCGCCGCCCGCGCCAGCGATGAAGCGCGCCGCATTGAGCGTATTGATCGACTCAAGCACGAACGAGTCAGTGGTCACGCTTTTGATACGAGCAATACGGTTGTTCAAACGAGCCCAGCCAGAGGTGACTTCAACAAAGTCGCCCGCCTCAAGATCATGACCAGCGGACGACACTACCGCTTCAGAGGCGTTGGTAATCGCGGTAAAAATGGTCGGCGCCTCATACGAGGCAGCGATAGCGGCAGTCGAGCCATTGGGTAGAAAAACGGCCATTGGTGTTTCCTCTTTTCAGAAATGACAAAACCCGCTCAATGGCGGGTTCTGGGTTTGCCCAATGGGCGGATTAGTTGGTGTCAGCGCGGTACATGAACGACACGGGCACGGTGAACGTGGTGTCGTCGGGAATGCCTGGGCCAGGGTCAACCGGGCTCATCGTCACCACGGTCAGAGCACCCTTGGTGTTCCGCTCGTACAGTGGGAACAGCGTGGCGATCTGGTCGGCCAACGCGCCAGCTGCGCCGCGGTACTTGCCCGACGGCGTCACGATGCTGACCTGAAACACGCCGGTGTACAGCTTATGGTCGCCGCCGAGCGTGTTGCTCGCAGTGTCACCCGGCAACGTGAAGGCTCGCAGGTAGGTGACGCCATCAGTGGGCGTGTAGGCCTCGTTTTCGACGACGACTTTCAGCGGCACCGGTAACGCTTTCGCCCAGGCGATCAGCTTGGCCTCGTAGACCGAGGCGATTAAGTTATGACTCATACCTGGTTGTTCCTGATTGTTTCATCGACGATCTGTTGAAAGCGAGCCAGGGTGATGCGAACCATGCCACCGGGCGCCTGCTTCGAATGTCCGTACTCAAGTGGCACTGCATACGGCAGGTTGTTCACCAGGTACGCCGTCTGGCCGATGGTCAGCGACTGAACCTGAGTTCTCAGCACCGCAATCGAGACGTTGCCCGACGGGTCGATCTGATCAAGCACGCCGTCGGCCGGCGAATCAATTGAGAACTGCCAGTTTCCGCGGAACCGTCCCCCGACGTAGCCCTTGCCGGCGACCAGACCGTTCACGTTGAAGTTCTGGTCGCGCTCGGTCTTGGTCAGGGGTTTGGCGTACTTTACGCCGCGCCTCAGCTTGCCGGCCTTCGTGAAGTTGCTGTCGGTCAAGTTGATGACCGTATTGCGCACGGCCACCTTGAAGTCGTAGGCATCAGCCGCCGCAGTGTTCGCCTGGCGATGCGCAACGTTGGCCGTCCAGATCTCGGGGTTGCCCACCGGCGACATGCGAATGACGCTGCTACCGATCTCGATCACGATTTCGCGGAAGGTGGCGTCGAGGCCGAGCTGTGCCTGCTCGGCAAACTGGCGGATGTTCTCGGCGAAGCTGCCGTTGAGGCCTGAGTATTTGCTCATGACCTCACCTGCAGCTCGTAGAGGATCGGCGTGCCGGCCGGGTTTATCTCTTTCAGCGGCGGAACGATTGACCAAGTGCGACCCTGAACCACCACCTTGTTCAACAGGTCGGGAACCCACTCAAGCCCCTTAGCGGCGATCTTGAGCTTCTTGTCGCCCTGCTTGATGAGGCTGTTGTTCTGGAATTCTTGGCCGGAGAAGTCGAGCAGGATGCCTTGGGCTGCTTGCTCAACGACGGTCTCGGCTGGTGCGCCACCACCAGGTACGTACTCGCCGATAGTGATTGCCCGAATGATCACGGGCTGGCCGAACTCTGTGATCATATCCAGAGCCATCACGGCCATTTCATCGTAGAAGGCCATGGTGGCTCCAGTTCAGCTATGCGCGGACGGCGAATAGGCCCCGCTTCTGTAGGTAGTCGGCAAACTGCGTAGCGCTCGGCCGATCTGGCGCCGCTGGCAGCAGTCGGCCGCTGGTGTTCGGGATCGTCGCGTACTCGCGAGTTACTGCGCCCTCGACACGCTCCAGCGTCACAGCGCCCTTCCGCTTTTCCACCGGATCGATATCGTCCTGATGAATCTCGGCGGCCAAGGCCATCTGGCCGTACTGGATACGAGCCGGCAGGTAGTTGTTCGGCTTGATCTCGCGATCCAGCAGAACTTCCCGGCGCGGCCAGGACAGA